TGCACTGTTGGCCATGGCCGATGAATGTGTAATGCGCCCCTCTCCGTGCAAGACCTGTGGCGGAAGAGGGGAGGTGATGACAAATAAACTGATTGCCTGCCAGGTCTGTAGTGGAAGCGGACATCGGGATATATCTGCACGAAAGAAGGCGGCCGCTATCGGGGTTTCACCGCCGACCTGGAAGAATTTCGAGGCCGACTATAAGAGAATAAGGGACTTCATCGCCGGCCTGGAAGCGGACGCGCTCAAGACTATTAAAGATCGGTTGGGGTGAATCACTTCACTGACCGGTTCAAAAAAAGATTGAAAAAGTTTTTTATCTGATATTTTCTTTAAAAAACAGCGCTTTACACGCCAAGAACGGTCAAAAACGTACTTTTTACAGTTTTGCATGATTGTTATTTTTCAAAACTGCTAGGCTCATATCAAGCTGGGTGTTTGTCCCCCCAGCGCCGACGCGGACATCCTCCCCGCGTTTGTTGCCCGGCACTCTATATATAGAGTGATCCGGGCTTTTTTATTTCTGGATTGAAAAAAATTGAATTGAGGTGATCGTGGGTAGGCGGGGCGGTGAGCTGACATTGAAGCGAATTTCGTTTGCCAGGGAATATCTCATTGATTTAAATGCGACGCAGGCCGCTATACGCGCTGGCTACAGCCAGAAAACAGCGGGCCAGATTGGTGAGAGTCTGCTGCGCGACCACATGGTTGCTGCGCTGATTCAACAAGGGATGGATGAGCGCGCGCGGCGCACGGAGATCAACGCTGACTATGTACTGTACGGCATCCGCGAGACTATCGAGCGTTGCATGCAAGCCGAGTCTGTCAAAGGCGATGACGGAACGGTTTCCGGTGAGTATACGTTTAACCCATCAGCGGCGCTGAAGGGATACGAACTGCTGGGCAAGCACCTGAAGTTATTCACAGATCGCGTTGAGAATACAGGCAAAGACGGCGGGCCAATCGAGCAAAACATTTCAGTGTCGTTCGTCCCGACAAAATCGTGATAAACGCGCAATTTCCTGAAAAGCTGCAATTTCTGTTCAGGAAGTACCGCTACAAAGTTGCGTATGGTGGCAGAGGCAGCGCGAAGAGCTGGAGTTTTGCGCGGGCGTTGCTGATCACCGGGGCGGCTAAACAGTTGCGTATTTTGTGTGCCCGCGAAGTACAAAAATCTATTAAAAATTCAGTTCACACGCTGCTGGCGGATCAGATACAGGCGCTGGGGCTGGGCGGGTTTTATGAAGTCCTGGAAACCGAGATTCGTGGGAGAAACGGCACTACATTCGCGTTCGCAGGCCTGGCCACGCACACGGCTGACTCGCTGAAATCGTTCGAGGGCGTGGATGTCTGTTGGATCGAAGAGGCCCAGACCGTGAGTAAAAAATCGTGGGAGATATTGATTCCTACGATCAGAAAAGACGGTTCGGAAATTTGGATATCGTTCAACCCGAATCTCGATTCAGATGAAACGTACAAGCGTTTTGTCGTCAGCCCGCCCCAGGATTCGTTCGTCGCACAGGTCAACTACTATGATAACCCGTGGTTTCCGGCGGTGCTGGATCAAGAGCGCGAGCATTGCAAGCTAACAAATCCGGCGGACTATCCCACGATCTGGGAAGGTCGCTGCCGTACAACGGTCGAGGGCGCGATCTACGCACACGAATACGATGCAGCGATCAGGGAGGGTCGTATCTGTAACGTGCCATACGATCCAAAGCTAAGGGTGCACACAATCTGGGACCTGGGTTGGAACGATTCGATGTCGATCATTCTCGCGCAGCGGTTGCGGTCTGAAATCCGCGTGATCGACTACATTGAAAACTCGCACAAAACCCTGGATTGGTATGCGGCAGAGCTGAATCAGCGGCGGATGAATTGGGGCTCAGACTGGATACCGCACGATGGTGATACGCGAGATTTTAAAACCGGGAAGTCTACCAAGGAAATCCTCCTGAGTTTTGGTCGGCGACCGCGAATCACGCCGAATATCGGCGTCGAGGCTGGAATAAAGGCGGCGCGGATGCTGTTGCCGCAGTGTTATTTCGACAAGGCAAAAACATCGAGGCTGCAAGAGTGTCTGAAGCGCTACCGGCGCGGCGTGAACAGCAACACAAATGAGCCAGGCTCCCCCGTTCACGATGAGTTCAGTCACGGCGCGGATTCGTTCAGGTATTTGGCGGTGATCGCGGAAAAAATGACAAATGAGGAACAGATGAGTCCGACAGTCAGCCGGTGGGAACCTCTAGATGCAAGTATGGGGTATTAATCGCGCATGATAGACATACACGATATTGAGTCTGATATTGATGTAGACGCCCACGAGGAGATGATGGAGCTCGCTAGGCAGGCCGAGGAAGAGCGGAAGGCCACTATCTCAGCGATTTCCAAGGCTATCATCGAGAAACGCAAGGAAGCGGTCGCTTTTCGCATGGCGTCCGGCATCGAGGCCGAGTGGGATGAATGCGACGATTCATACTCCGGTATTGATGATGCAAACCGGCACACGGAGAAAACCGCAAAGAATCAAGGCAAGCCGTTGTCCGATGGCGGTCCGATTAGCGGCGGAAGAAAGTCGGTCGGGGTTCGCTCTACTGCGTTTCTCAACATAACGCGCCCGTATTGCGATGCCGCGTCTGCGCGAGTCTCAGATATGCTATCTCCCACGGACGATCGGAATTTCTCGATTTCCAGCGTCGAATCCCCGGATATCCCGGTCGATTTGGCGCGTGAGATTATCGCGGAAGGCCAGTCAGAATCCGGCGATTTGTACGAAATGCTGGCAACTGGTATGCGTTCCCGTGCTGAGCGGGCGCAGAAGATCATTGATAACTGGCTCATTGAGTGCCGGCATCATTCTAACGTGCGTTTGGCAATAGATTCGTGCGTTAAGTTGGGCACTGGCGTTATCAAGGGTCCTGTCCCGGTCGTCAGGAAGAAGCGGTCGATATCAATGTCTGATGGCGTTGTCGCGTTCTCGTCGTCTGATGAGATTCACCCGGCATCGTTCAACGTCGATCCGAGGAATCTATACCCCGATCCGGCGTGTGGCGAGGACATCCATAATGGATCGTTCATATTTGAACGGGATACGATCAGCGGTAAGCAGATCATGGAGCTTATCGGCCAGCCAGGCTATATCAATGAAGAGATTCTATCGGTTATCACGGAAGGCCCATCGAAAATAAACACAATCAACAGCGGCCGGACGACGACAGAAAAGGACCGTTTTGATATCTGGTATTACCACGGCAATATAAAGCGCAGTGATTTTGAATCAATCTCACGCGGTGGCGGCGTGATGAGCGATGATGAATCGCTGGATTCGGTGAATATATGCGCGACGATAATCAATGATCGTGCTGTGAAGGTGGCAAGGTCACACCTGGACAGCGGCGATTTCCCGTATGACGTTATCGTATGGCAGCGCAGATCGGATATGCCGTGGGGAATTGGCGTGGCAAAACAGATATCTGTCCCGCAACGGATGCTGAACGCCGCAACCCGAAATATGTCGAACAATTCGTCACTGGCGTCTGGCCCGCAGATCGTGCGCATGAAGGGCGTGTGCTCGCCGGCGGATGGCGTATCAGAAATAACGCCTCTCAAGCAATGGGAGGTCGATTCTAACGCCGATATTCGCGATGTCAGGGCGGCATTCACGACAGTAGAGATACCGTCCAGGCAGGTCGAATTGATGAACGTGATCAATTTCGCGCTGAAGATCGCCGAGGACATCACCGGTTTGCCGATGTTGATGCAGGGTAGCCAAGGCAAGGCCCCGGACACGGTTGGCGGTATGCAGATACTGAACAACAATGCAAACGTCGTGCTGAAGCGCATTGCGAAGATGTTTGATGATCAGTACGCAATCCCGCATATCAAACGGTATTACGAGTGGTTGATGTTGTATGGCCCCGATGATGCAAAGGGCGACTACACAGTTGACGCCAGGGGTTCGTCCGTTCTGGTCGAGCGCGATATCTACAGGCAGTCTATTATGGCCATGGCTCCGTTCGTCGTTGATCCAAGGTTTGGCGCGTCGCCCGAAAAATGGTTCGAGGAAGTGATAAAGATCAACAAGATAGACAAGAAAGCCATCATGCTGACCGATCAAGAGAAAGAGGCAATGCTCCGCCAGGAACAAATGCAGCAGGCTCAAATGATGCCGGGCGCTCAATGAAACTAGAGAACGTAGATATAAATTCCAGCACCTGGATCAAGATAAAAGACCATCTCAACGAAAGACTAAACGCGCTGAGATTGCAGAATGATGGCGATAAGACGCCAGATGAGACAAGCAAGTTACGCGGCAGGATTGCCGAATTAAAGATGTTTTTGGCTATTGGCGAACCAGTCCAATACCCAGATCAGGACGCGGACGGCTAGGGCCCTCCGTTGCGACTAAACGACCGCCTACATGGCGGTTTTTTTATGGGTGAAATTCAATGAGCGAAAATGTTAATGACGCAGTGAGCAATGCCGAGATTGACGAAGAACGTTTAGCGGAAGCTGAGTTTGTATCCGGGTTTACAGGTCAGCCGGTTGATCCGGCGGATTATGCCGCCCCGACAAACGCAGACGGTGCAAATGAGACTGAATCAAGCGATAGTCATGGCTCTGGAACGACAATTTCAGGGTTGAATGAAGATCAGATCACGGCGCTACTTGCGAAGGCATCGGAAGTTGACTCGCTCAAGGACGAATTGAAGCACACCAGGGATCAGCTATTTGGGAAATTTGGTGAAATCAATCGCAGCCTGTTGCAATTGCAGCAGCAAGAGAAGGAGTCCACGGACAGGCTAGTATTGTCCGCCGACAAGTTCCCCAGGCTGAACGATGAGTTTCCCGGATTGGCCGAAGCGCTGGCAGGTGATTTGTCTGAGCTAAACGCAGTAAATATGGGCGGCGGCGACTATGCCGAAGCCTTTGAAAATCTACGGCGCGAATACGACGACAAAATCCTTCAAGCGACTGCCGAAACGGCGATCACGATCATGCGCCCGGATTGGCGCAGCGTTATCGCGTCGCCGGAGTTCACCCTATACAAGTCGCAAATGCCACAGGAAGAGCGCGAGAAGTTCGACTCTACCTGGGACCCGTACTATATGGCCGACACAATCAAGCAGTTTGATGCGTGGCAAGGCGCGGCAAAAAAGGCATCGAGCAGTAAGGCCCGTCTTGCCGAAGCAGTTCAGCCTCGCGGATTCGCGAACAACAGCACGGTATCGGACGACGACGCATTCGAGGCCGGATTCAGGTCTGTTCGCGGAAAATAAACATTTAATCAGGAGTAAACCATGGCTACTAACACATATACCACTAATACTGGTCGTATTAACAAGTTCAAGGGCGAGTTGATCGCCCATGCAATCCCGGTCGAAGTTCTTGGCATCGCCGGTCAAAACAAGAAGATGCCGCGAAACAATGGCGATACCGTTATTTATCGCCGCTATCTGCCGTATGGCGCTACCACCACCAACGCGAATACCCAAAACCGCATGTCGGTTTCCGCTGCCGCGCATATCACCACTGAAGGCGTGACACCCAATGCCGATTCGCTGACCCCTGTTGATGTCACTGTGCAGCTGGCGCAGTATGCGTGCCTGTACGCCGTGACCGATAAGGTCGTGGATATGTACGAAGACGATGTGCCGGATGAGATGAAGAAGCAGGTCGGTGAGCGCATGGGTCTTGTTCGCGAGATGATCCGCTATGGTGCTCTCAAGGCAGGCACCAATGTGTTCTATTCGGGTGGCACGTCGCGTGCGACGGTCTCTGGCAAGATTACCATCACGCTATTGCGCAAGATGGCTCGAAACCTATTGGCCAATCATGCCAAACCGGTCACCGGCATCCTGTCCGCGTCGCCGAACTATGGCACGTCGGCTATTGAGGCATCATATCTGGTGTTCTGCCATACCGACTGCGAAAACGATATTCGCGATCTGCCTGGGTTCAAGCACACGTCGGAATATGGCCAGCGCAAGCCGGTCCATGAGATGGAAGTCGGCTCTGTGGACCGTTTCCGCTTCATCGTTTCGCCAGAGCTGGCTTCGTATGCAGATGCAGCGACAAGCGTCACGGCGTCCACCTATGGCCTGTATACCACGACCGGCACTAACCCTGACGTATATCCGATGATCGTTGTGGCAGAGGATGCGTGGGGCGATGTCGCTCTGCGCGGCTCCGAATCGCTTGATCCGACATGGATTCCGCCAGGCCAGAAGGACAAGGTTGACCCGCTGGGCCAGCGCGGCTATGTCGGTGCCAAGTTCTACGCGGCCGCAACCGTTCTGAATAACGGCTTCATGGCTGTTGGCGAAGTCGGCGTAACCAACCTGTAATTAATGTAAGTAATTGATGCAACCAGCCGGGCCTTTCTTCGGATTGGCCCGGCCTAATATTGGAGATACAACATGCCAGAATCAATCAAGGCCAGAATGTCGGCGCTGAGTGATCGCATTACAGACCGAGAAACGCGCAAGCTGTTTGAGGCGATCCTGGTCGATCTTACCGCAATCCGCACCAGCGTGACGACGCTCACTGCAAAGCTTGATGCTGACGCCGGCGTAACCGATACCAATTATGCGACGCTTTGCAATCCGGCTTCTCTTACCACAACTTCCTAAAGGGGATAATACATGGCAATTAATACAGCAGGTCAGACAGTTTCGCAATCGGCAGACCAGGGCACACCCTCTCGCGCCTTTGGCAAAGACGTTTTTGACGCCACGGCTATTACTGCGGCTGACTATGTTTCTGTAACCACAGGCTTCAAGCCGCGTTATGTACGCTGGGAAAACGTAACTGACCGCGTAATGATCGAATGGTTTGAAGGCATGGCCGATGATACTTGTGTCAAAACGGCCGCTGCCGGCACCAGAACCCTTGAAACGACCAACAAGGGCATCACGGTATCTTCAACCGGTTTTACCGTGTCTCAGAATGCCACATTGGCCGCAATCGTGGCTTCCAAAACATGTGTTTGGAAGGCTGAAGGCTGATAGGCAGCAGGTATAAACGCATAGCAACCAAGGCCCGCCAAGTGCGGGCCTTTTTATTTAACGGAGAAGATATGGGCCGCCCACGCAAAGAGATTTACACAGGGGATTACACGATTGGTCAAGATGTGCCGCGAGACATGCCGCTTGATGGTGATGCCAGAATTGAACCGCAGGAGATTGAGGTTGTCGGCGGCCCCGTTATCGACGATCTTGCCCCGGCTCTGGCCTTCATGGAAGAGCCCGTCGATGTTCTTGTCCATGATTCGGCAGACAGAAATGCCGAGCCTATCGTGGAAACTGGCGTCAATGGTCGCGTTCAGTTTTTCATTAGAGGCCAAACCCAGACGGTAAAGCGCAAGTTCGTGGAATGTCTCGCCAGGGCGAAGACGACGACATACTCACAGCAGAAATATTCAGACGCCAACGGTAATGATGCCATTAGAAATGTTCCTCACACCGCCCTACGTTATCCGTTTTCCGTTGTGAACGACAGAAACCCAAATGGTGCTGCATGGCTAAAGAAAGTTTTGGCCGAGGCTTGAATTAAATGGTGGCCATGGTGTCGGTGTCAGGTCTGACGGCGATGGTAACGCCGGAAGTTCCTGGCTGTCCCGACTTTGTTGCCAATCAGGCCGTTATTCAGACGGCAATAAAATTCTGCCGTATGTCTGAGTATTGGCGCGAAGAACTGGCGGCAATCGGAACGACAGCCGGACAATCTACCTACACGCTATCACCACCGTCAGCCGAATCGACAATAGAGAAGGTTCTCAGTGTCAGACACAATGGGTATGTTCTCTATCCGACGACAGAAGAAAATCTCGATGACAAGCTGAGCGGGTGGAGGTTGATTACATGCACCCAGGCCGAAGGATGGGTGTCGACTGACAGAAACATTGTCAGGCTTGTCTATACGCCATCGGTCACGGCAGCGTCGGCGATAATCGCCAAGGTTGTTCTCAAGCCGTCTCAAACGGCGACCACGATACCGCAGTTCCTGTTTGACCACTACGCCGATCAGATCGCCTCTGGGGCAAAGTCAAGATTAATGGCGATGCCAAATGTTCCATGGTCAAACCCGGCTCTTTCTGATTATTACAAGCAGGATTTCAGGCTAGGGCATTTGGAAGCGAAAGGCGTAGCGGTCGATGGTTATAACTCTACCGTTCCAGAGACATATGCATTGTTTTAACAACCAAACAGAAGGTGAAAAATGCCAATCGTCAGCTATAAGTTCACTGAAAACCCGCAAATAGACGGACGTATCAACGTAAACGCCAGCTTCAAGGATCATCTTGGCGAAGAGCACTTTCAGTACTTTAACCTGGCGGGCGGGACGAATGTAGATTCTTACGTTTCGGCCTATGCCTTCGCGCTACAGACTCAACTTTCCGACGAAGAAAGCAATCGTTACGTGCGTGACGCGATGGAGGGTAACTTGCGAGACACAGCAAAGGTAGCACCAAAGCACGCGACCAAGGCGAAGATCGACGCCGACGTATTAAAGGCCATGCTTTCAGCGCCTATCGAGTATGGCTGGCTGAACAGCATTGATTACATTTCCGCCCTGAAACCCCAAGACCTGTCGGATGCTCTTGGTGTCACATTGGCACAGGCGGCCGACATTCAAAACCGTATCAACGGCCTGAAGATTGCCCGTGACTTGTTGAAACAGTACCAGCCCATGAGCTTTGATTAATGGCGACATACCGGGTCAGGCACACGGATGGATCAAATGCTGACGATGGGAGTACTTGGCCCTTAGCAAAGGCCGATCTTCACACCGCTACTACAGGGGCCTTGGCCGTTGCTACAGGGGCAGGCGATACGATCTATTGTTCCCAAGCCCATGCACAGTCTACGGCGGCTGCTATCACCCTGGCGGCTCTGGGGACGGCGGCCAATCCGACCAAGATTATTGCGGTCAATGACGGCGCTGACCCGCCGACTGCTCTTAGTGCCTGCTCGGTCTCTACACAATCCGGAGGCACTTACAGTATATCGTTTTCCGGATTTGCATACTATGAGGGCGTGACATTTACCACGGCCGGAACGTCCAATGCTCCGATACAATGGAACTCTACAACCCCTTGGTATCACGTACATAAAGACTGCGCCTTCCAGGTAGGGACAACTAACACAGGCGCTAGAATCTCTTTAGGCGCGTCATCAATTAATATCGACGACCAGGGGGCGGAGTGGTACAACTGCTCAGTGAAATTCGCGGCAACAGCGCAAGGCATCGCGCCTAGATGTAACCTGTTATGGGTCGGTGGAAGTGTTGACGGCACCGGGACTATCCCAACATCCCTTTTTCTTTCCCAAGACGGTATAGGCGGGGTCATAACCTGTATTGGTGTTGACTTCTCAAACCAAACCGGGACCGGGAAGAGTCTTGTAAACGTCGCCGGGATTGGAAGAACAGACTTCAGGTTTAGAAATTGCAAGCTTGGCGCAACGGTTGATATCACAACCGGTTCTTACGCCGGCCCTGGCGGGGTCACGGTAGAGTTAATCAACTGCGCCAGTGGTGACACGAATTACACCTATTACAAGGGTTCTTATTTAGGAACTATCCAGCACGAAACAACGATTGTTAAGACATCGGGGGCAAGCGACGGGACTACGCCAATAAGCCACAAGATGACATCCGGTGCCGGGACAACATTTTCACAGTCGTTGGAAGGCGTTGCAATTTTGGTCTGGAACGAAACGACCGGCTCTAATGTGACCGGGACCATCGAGATCATCCATGACTCAGTAACGGCACTGACGGAAAGTGAAGTCTGGGTCGAGGTTGAATATCTCGGCACTTCTGCAAGCTCGAAGGCAAGCTTTACCAACGACCATAACAGCACGATGTTAAGTCTTTCAGCTACGGCCCAGACTTCAAGTTCTGTTACATGGGGAGGCAGTCTGCCAAACCCAAACAAACAGAAGCTATCCGTCACTGTCATGCCACAGAAGAAGGGACCGCTTCGGTTTGTTGTCCACCTGGCAAAGCCGAACTACTCGATTTACTACAGCCCTGATGTAGTCATAACCTGATGGCCAGACATTATCAGGCTGATTTTGGTGTATACGCCAATGATCTAGGAACCCGGCAGTTCCAGGTCGATTTCGGCGCATACCTAAACACTAATTCTTCTTCTACCGCCACATGGACAGTGACGGCCACGGCTTCTTCGGTTATCCAGAAGCAAATACTGGCCACGATCACGGCTGGGTCAGCAATTCAGAAGGCATCGGCGAATACGGCGACGGCTCAGGCGGCGATTCAAAAAGCATTATCGGTGTCGGCCGATGGCGGCGCGGCGGTACTGAAAACAATAAGCCTGCTGTCAACGGCCAGTGCGGCGCTACAGAAAACGTATCAACTGACGATTACCGCAAGCGCCTACATTACGTCGTCTGGCGGCGGTTCTGTATCGGCGGATGCAACCATGGCGATCAAGAAGGCTATGTCGGCGGTCTCGTCTGCCACGATGGCGATACAGAAGAGCGGGACGGTAACGACAAGCGCAAGCGCGGCAATCAGGAAGGCATACGCTCTAACGGTTCAGGCCGGTATCGCAATTAAGCGCACGTTATCTGTCACCGTATCGTCAGGCGCGGCAATCCTGAAGCAAGGAATGTCCGCCACTGTTTCGGCGAGCGCCTACATATTAACAGCGTCTGGATTTCCGTATGTATCACTATCGGATTCACCCGGTAGCGTTTCTCTATTGGGGTCGTCTGGCACGGCCTCGCTCAACAGGATTAACTAGGGGGTATTAAATGGCAGCGACTGTTTTGATAGGCGAGAAGAATGGGGCCGGTGCAACATTCACGGACAAAACGTCTGGACCGATCAGGTTCAAGAATGCCGACAACGCTACAGTAGACCTTGCAAACCCGATGGTCGTGCCTGGTGCCGGCAGTGATTTCTCTTTCGAGAAATGGTTGAGAATGAAGATCGGTGGAACGGGTCCCGCTTCGCAGATTACGAACCTTAAATTCTACACCGATGGCGTAAACAGCCTTGGGACGGGCGTTTTGTTGTGGGCAAAAGCAACTACAAACTACGCAACACCGGCAGAAGCAACGTCGACGACAGGATATACAAACGCCTTCACGTATACGTCGGGGTCTGCGCTAAGCCTTGGGGCGGGTCCGTACAGCACCATTAATACAGAGATGGGCGACCATTGCGTGATGATGTGCGAGGTTCAGAGCACAGCAGGTCCGGGAACGCCCAGCGAGACTCTAACATTTGCCTATGATGAGATTTGATCATGGAATTTGAAAGGGTCGTCGACGAAGACGGAACAAAGCACGGCATGGGCGACGGCATCATCTTGACCGTGATGCCAGATGCTTCGGACAGTGAAATTTTCCGGCGCAACGCGGTAAAGATGGGGCTCGATGGGCAGCAGAGGGACCACATAACCTGGCTGGTCGGTAGATTGAACGGTGTGAACGTGTATTACATGGGTGAAGGAAGATTCCTTATGACGACTCAGGACGTGAACCCATAATGGCCACGCTACAGGAAGCGATAAACATCGCAAGAGGTCTGCTTCAGGATACCACTGTAACGTACAGATATTCAGACGCAGACCTTCTACAGTATGGAAATGATGCCCTTGACATCATCGCCACAAACCAACCTCAGTGGTTCTATGCCATCGCAGAACTGACGTGCATCG